ATTGGCAAGACTTCAAGTGTAACGTCCACATCTCAGGCAGACAAGGTCCAGCCGGTATCATCGACGTCCTTCCAAGACTGTCTCCAGAAGCACGAAACTGTATTACAATTGAAAATGACGAAATGTCCTGGGGCATCGACGCCAGTTTGGAACTTGCCGAACACGTCGCACTCGTTCTTGACATACACCACCACTGGGTCCGTACAGGAGAATACATTCAGCCAACCGACGATAGATTTGCTCGCATAATTGATAGTTGGCGTGGTGTGCGTCCCGTTATTCATTACTCAGTTTCACGAGAGGATTTACTTGTAGGACACGATCCTAACGTCATGCCAAATATGGAAGAATTACTTGAACAGGGATACAAGAAACAAAAACTAAGAGCTCATTCAGACTTTATGTGGAATAAAGCAGTTAATGAATGGGCTCTTAGTTTCAGGGATTACGCTGACATTATGGTAGAATCTAAGGCTAAGAATCTTGCCAGCATCAAATTGTATGAAGAATCTATGAACTCTTCTTTGGACGACCACGCTTCGCAGGAGCCTTCTTTGTCGCAGGCTTCTTAGTAGCAGGTGTTTTCTTTTTGGCAGGTGCTTTTTTAGCAATTTCCGGAGTATCCGGTGTATCAAACCCAAAAAGCTCTTTTAACCATTTAAACATAATTTTTCCTCCTGTGGTGTATTTACTAAATATGTTTGCGTGACACAACTAAAATGGAGATAATAATTATGTTAGATAAATTTAAAGGTTGGGTGTCAAAGCGTTTCACAGAAAGAACTTCTTGGGACGGTGCGGCATTAATCGCTTTAGGAATTATTGTACTAATTGCAAAACCGTTAGCAGGTATTCTTGCTTATGCGGCAATCGCATATGGTGCTTGGACTATTTGGAAGTCCGAATAGTTGAAGCAACACAGACTTATAAATCAAGACCTCTTGATTAAAAGGTGGAGTTCCAATGGTATTAGAGAACACTATAACTATTGGATAAAGGCCCAAAAAATTGACCCTCCACCTAAGTCTGTTTCTTTTGACAAAGTCAAAATACAACGTAGAGGTAAATTAAATTGAGCATCGAGGATAAAGTAGATAATCTTAAACAAAGAATTGATCTACTACAAAAGATAATCGAAGCCGCAGAAGCAGAAAAGGCTCCTGATAAGTATATGGAAAAAACTTATAAAGAGCTAAATGATGCTTATGCTGAACTAAAAAGTTTAAACAATGATTTGTAATGTAACACAAGCCGGAAAAGATCAAATAAACAAACTTTGTGAAGACCATAACAGTTATGCCGTATCTTTAAACATAAAAGGCGGTGGCTGTGCTGGATTTGAATATGATTGGGGGCTTGTTGACACACAAGATTCGATCAAAGAAGAAGTTGAAGTTATTGAATGTGGCAGTGGAAAGTTAATTATTGGGGGTCAAAGCATAATGTTTTTGTTTGGATCTACAATAGATTATAAAAAAGACATAATGGGTGCTATGTTTGATATTCAAAACCCTAATGCTAAGTCGTCATGCGGTTGTGGTGTTAGTGTAAATTTTGATGATTCAGTATTTACTAACGGGTAAATCACTACTAGCTGGCATATCCCATATTTTTTTACGCTCTACACCCTTTCTTTGAGCAAATCTTTTAGCATCACAGTCAGAGCATACATGAAAATAGTTGTTGCTCATACGCCTATAATCCATTTTACTACGTGATCTTTCAAAGTCAGCATCGCAATTATCACATCTCAATACAACCATAGCAACATCTCTATAGTATTGATGTACTTTACCGTGTTTACTGCGTCTTTCGTACAGTTTTTTAAGAATGTATTCTCGTATGAACATATAGTATTTACATTCGGCTTTTAAAACATTTCGATAAATATCATTGATAGAAGCAAATTTATCCTATTTTTGGAGTTTATTACATGGCAAGAAAAGAAATTAATATCGGTATTGAAGGAAATGACGGTACCGGCGATAGTATTCGCGATTCGTTTAGTAAGGTAAACGATAACTTCGGTGAGTTATATGCTGTACTAGGTTTAGGTGGCGCACTAAGTTTTATTGGCTTAGATGATGTAGCACAAAACAGTTATAGAACAGAAGATAACAACAAAATCCTTACAGTTGACTCAAACAACGAAAAGATACAATTTACAAAATTAGACAGTAACGATACTATTGTTATTGATTCAAGCGTTCCGGGCGTAATTAAATTTAGCTCACTTGCTTCTGCGCTTATTAATGACCCAGATCCGACACTTGCCGCGGATTTAGATGGTAACAATAAAAGACTTACTAACATTGCTGACGCACAATTAGATTCAGATGCCCCTAATAAAGGTTATGTAGATACTAAAATTTCATTAGCAGGTGTTGATGCTATTGACGAAACCGGTAATATTGAGCCAGATTGGGGCACAATGACTGGTCCTTTGATTTTATCAAGAAACCCAATTGACTCAGATGATGTAAACTATGGCGGTTTAATTGCTTCTACTAAAGCATACGTTGATAGTAAAACATTTTTGTCAGCAAATAACCTCTATGTTGCTACAAACGGACAAGATGAAAGAACAGATATTCCAACAAACCAAATAGGACGTTCACCTTCTACAGCATTTAGAACTGTATCGAAAGCCGCACAAGTAGCTGAAGAACTTGTTAATGCGGCTCCTGTAGAACTAGGACCATATCAAAAGACACTAACATACGAAAATGGTACTAAAGATTGTACACTTGAAGATTTAATTCAATCTCCATTATCAGGCAATGGTGCTACTGGTACTGTTGAAATGCAGCTTGACGAAACTCAAACTATTCAGATTGTTAATGGCGGTACTGATTATGAAATAGGAACAGAACTTACACTAACAGGTGGTAATGTTGTATCTCCGGCTGTTTTAAGGGTTGTAGCAAAAGACTTTGCTGGTTCTATTACACAAGTTGCTATTGTTGAACCGGGTATCTTTAGTGCTTTACCTACAGATATTACAAATGTAGGACACGTTTCTGCTGTAACAGGTAGTGGTACTGCTAAATTTAGTATTACTTTTAGTGTAAACAGAATTTTAGTTACTGCTTCTGGCGCAGATTACGGTAGTGCTTCTGTTATCTTTAATGGTGGTGGCAATGGTAGTGGTGCTGAAGCAAGTACTGTTGAAATCGCGGGCGAAATTAAAGAAATTACTATTGTTAGAAAGGGTACAGGATACACAGCGATTCCTACAGTTGATATATTCTTGCCAAGAATGTTACTTGAAACTGAAAATTTAGGAACTGACTTTACAGATGATCTAAGAGAAGGACAATTACTTAGAGGTATTGATTCAGATGCTGTTGCTAAAATTATCTCACACTCTGCCGAACGTGATGCTTCAGGTAGAGAAATTTTTGAAGTTGAATTATTACAAGGATCTTTCCAAATAGGTGAAGTAATTCAGTACGGTGATCCTGCTCAGAACATTCAGATTACAATCCAAGTAGAAACTGGCATCTACTACGAACATTTTCCAATTAGATTATCACCAAACGTATCATTAAGAGGTGATGAATTCAGACGTACAATTCTAAGACCAAAATTAGGAGTATCAGAATCTCCATGGAGTAGAGTATTTTTTAGAAGAGATCCTGTTATTGACGGATTAAGAGTTACTGATTATGAATTTGGTTATCAATACCTAACAGATCCTTTAGACTTCTCAAGTCAACCTAAGAAAAATGATGAAATGGATGTTTTCTTATGTGCTGATGCTACTATTGTAAGAAATGTTAGTGTTCAAGGACACGGCGGATTTATGATGGTACTAGATCCAAACAATCAGATTAATTCTAAATCACCTTATTGTCAAACAGGTTCATCATTTGCTAAAAGTATTAACGTTAAAAACTTTGCTGGTGGACAATTTGTTGACGGATTCATGGGTAACCTAGATGGTATCCTACTTTATAAGTCAGGCGAAACTGGAGAATTAACACGCAATCCACAAGGCGGAGATGATAATAAAATTGTAATTGGTGGTCTACAACGAGAGCCACAACTTCCAACTTCATTTAATATCGGCGAAGATATTTATAGAATTACATTAACAAATAGAATTGAATCTGCTTTCTTTGATGCTAAAGTATTAATTGAACAGAATAGGTCTTTCATACAAGAAGAAACAATACAATGGCTTGCTACACAGAACTTAGGTTTTACATTTAATGAAGATAAGTGTAGAAGAGACGTTGGACTGATTGTTGATGCCGCAGTTAATGATGTATTATTTGGCGGTTACGAAGAATCAACAAGAGCAGGTAGACTATACTTCTCAGGTGGACTCACAGTTGTTGCTGGACAAGTAACAGCAACAGCGGCCGCAATTGAAAAAGCGAGAGACATCGCAATTACTTGTGTACAACAAAACACTTGGCCAGCATTAGGAACTATAGCACAAACTAAAATAGCATCAATTACAAACGCAGAGCAAGGTGGAGCTCAACAAGAAGTTCAAAACTGTTTTGATATTGTAGCAAACATTATCCGCTACGGTGAGAAAATGTATGTTGCTAAAAAACTATTGCAAGAAAACAAAGAATTTATTCAAGCAGATGTAATTGGATTCCTTGCTGTAAACTATCCTAACTTAGATTATAATGTAGATATTTGTTTTAGAGATTCAGGCTATATTGTTGATGCTTTAAGTATTGACTTATTCGGTAATGCTCCTAACGCAGGTGTTAGTGATTTAAATCAAGGTAACTTTAATAACTCTATTAGAGCAGGTTACAGTTACTACCGAGCAGGTAAAAAACTTATTCCTTCGAGCGGGGATCCACAAACAGTTAATCAATTGCCAGCGACACTTGACGCTGTTCAACACATTAAAACTAGAATAGGCGAAATTCTAAACAACACAGCACCTTCAGGTGTGTTCATCGGTCAAACATTTGATCCGAATCTTGTTTTAGATGTAACTTCAAATACATTTACTATTACAAATCATGGATTTAATACAGGATCACGTATAATATACAGCAACGGGGGAGCAGATTCATTAGATCTTGCTGGTGGAGGAACTCTTACCAACGGCGGAGTTTACTTTACATTTAGAGTCGATGCTGACAATTTTAAATTATACAACTCAATCGAACTTGTAAGAGCTCAAGAAAGAGATCCAGGATCAGAATTTGAAATTGACTTTACTGGTCTTGGTACAGGAACTTCTCATAGTTTCCAATGGGATGTAACACAAGACACAACATTAACAGCACAAGATCTAGTCGATGCTGGTATTACAGAAGCTATCAACACATCAATAGGTTATATGAAAACACTTATTGCTGGCGATGATGCAGCTCCGGGCGAAACTTATGCTTCGTTCGGTGATTCAACTGGTGTGCCTGTTTTATATCCGTTATATGAATGTGTTCTAGATAATCCATATGAGCAAATGACTGCTGGTAAAGTTACACTTGCTACACCAGGTAATAAGTCAATGCTAGGTAATGACTTTACACAAGTTAACGATATGGGTTATGGTGTGTTTGCTATGAACAACGGACTTGTTGAATCAGTGTCCATGTTTACATACTACTGTCATACTGCTTACTTTGCCTTAAATGGTGCTCAAATTAGATCGCTTAACGGATCGTCAGCACATGGTGTTTACGGTTTAAGATCAAATGGTGCTGATCCAAACGAAGTTCCAGATAGAATTGGACTTAAATTTCCTTTAATTCAAACAGCATCTGTATACGAAGATAGACCCGTAGATGTAGTTAACGATAAAACTATAGCAAAAATTTACATCAACGATGTTGCTTATCCTCCATTCCCAGGATGTTTTATTGAAGTTGATCACTCAAATGATCCTCAAAGAACAGGTCCAAATTCAATAACTGGTTTTAGAGCTTATAAAATTTCAGCAATTTCAACTAGTGGACTACCAAGTGGAACTTACGAATGTAGTATCGATACAGATGTTACAGGTGGCGGACTGGCCGCAGATGTTCCAGCAGGTAAAAAAGTTATTGTTAGAGCTTTTGAAGAGTTTACAATTACTGATAAAATTCAAGTTGTTAGTACACGACCTTCGACAGCATTAGTATTTGACGAAAGCTCAGGTATTGACGATGCTGTTATCAGAGTATTATCATTTAATGGATTTAATGGACTAGATGCTCAAGATGGTGATCAGAACATTACAACAAAAGACGGTTTTCCATACGTTAACCTAAACCTTAAAAAAGCAGATCCAACATTTACACCACCAAGTTATGCCAATGGTATTGGTGATGATGCTATCACTGTTCAAACAGTTGAACCAGAACAGGCTGCACGTTTAACAAAACAAACAACAGGATATGCTATCTATGATGGAAGTAGTACTTCCACAGGTGGTATGATATTCGGTTATCAAGATGCTTTATATGAAGTAACTGATTATAAAGATGTAGATCTATTAGACGGTTTTGGAAACAAAATTGGAAGTTACGGTCTAGTATCATTTAAAAATATTACAGATTCAAACGAAACTTTAGTTAATAGAAGTTATACAATCACAGGCGCAACAGCGGCTAGTACTATTACTGTTACAGTATCAGGAACACTTGATTTACGTACTGGTAGACAGATTAGAATTACTGGTGCTGACAATGCTTCATTTGATGGCTTATATTTTGCTGGTGATATTACAACGAACACATTTGTTCTTTACACTGATAAAGACTTAACAACAAAAGCAGACGGTAGCGGATTTGGTGCCTCGGCAACTTCAGGTACTGTTGAACTATTTGGCGGTGCTACATCAGACTTTAGTGCTTCTCTAGAAAATCTACAACTTAAAGCAGGTATTAGAGCTGGAGCACAAGGACAAGTTACTGTTAACATCTCAACTATGAGAGCAACAGGACATGACTTCTTATCCATTGGTACAGGATCTTATGCTGATACTAACTATCCATCAAACATTTTTGGTCCACCTAACAACAATCCTCTACAATCAAACGAAGCAGTTGAAGAAGGTACAGGGCGTGTGTTCTGGGTATCATCAGATCAGTCAGGTAACTTTAGAGTTGGTGAATTCTTTGCTGTTGACCAAGGTACTGGTAAAGTTACACTTGATGCTAAGATCGACTTACAAGGTATTACAAGTTTAAGACTTGCCGCTGGTGAAACAATTAGTGAATTTACCGGTGACGTTACACTGGGTGGTGCTGGTGAAGCAAGTAACCAAGCAGTACCAACCGAAGCGGCTGTTAGAGCTTATATTGATAGACGTTTAGGTTTAACACACGAAGGTGGAATTCAAACAGTATTAATTGGACCAGGATACTTACCGCGTGATGGTTCACGTCAGATGACTGGACCGATTGATATGAGTAATAATTTTGTTAGAGGTTTGCCAGATCCTGATGTAGGAATTGAAGGTGAAGGTGATGCTATTAGAAAAGCATACATGAAGATTGGTAACTTACAAGACGCTCCGGAAGGATGGATGTATGAAGCCAATCCAGTAGATCCAAATAACAATAGACAACCAGATTACAGTTATATTGAAAGTGCTGACATATTAGCATTTACAACCAATGGTTCAAGTGAATTTTCAAACGCAACAGTTGTAGGAGCGTTAACATTTACATTCCAACAAAATGCTCCAGGCGTTGCTGATGTTGTATCACCAACTGTAACTAACTATCCTGATCCTCAAATTGTTGCTACAATTAACGATAACGTTATTGTCAACGCAGATGTTAATTATGATGCTGGTATTGAACAGCATAAATTAGATCTTAATACTGCTAGAGCAACAGAGTTTGAAGGTATTGGAATCGCAAGTTATGTATACACAGCAGAATCTGCTCCAGGTGCTGGTGATGACTATACTACAATTACAACATCTGAAAACCATGGAATGAGCGAAGGTGATGCTGTTGTAATTTCAGAAGAAACTGTTGTTACAGCAATCAATGGTGACTGGAAAGCAACCAACATCACAGCAAATACATTTAGAATTCCAGCTGATACATCAACAGGCGGAACAATTACAGGTGGTAAAATAAGACACTACGGAATTATTAGTGGTGCTCAAACATTAGAATTTACCCTTGTTAATGGATTCTTAGCATTAAAAGATTCTACCAACGCAACAAGATCAGGCGCTTACTATGATGGTATTGGTTTTGAAAAACTAAGACATATTGATGTAGCAGTTATAGATGTTACTGATAACACAAACTTAGCAGTTGGCTCTAATACAAAAGTTCTTGCTAGAAGATCTAATCCAGGAGGAATAGGTCAATCTATTGACGGACCGCCTGTTCCAATTGATGCTAAAACTATTGTTGAAGATGGTTTAGGATGTAGACGTCCTGACTTTGGCGACATTGGTGTTATGGCTAGAATCGGAACAGGTAATACAGCCGCTGATTTTGCTACTATTGAATTTACTAGTTCTAACACAGCAAATACTATTGTACAAAGAAGTGGAACTGGTAGCGCAGACTTTGCTGGTACATCTAATTTTGAAAATATTACTGCAGATGGTAATATTACAATTAATGTAAGTGATGGTGTTGAAAGTGGTAATCCTTCAGACCTAGAAGGTATATGGATGACTTACCAAACTTCGACTACACCTGTAATTACAAAACACGAACAAAGTTCAGCTGACAATGCTTACTATGTTAACTACAGAAACGGTAATGGTGAAGTTGCTATTAAGGCACAGTTTAGTAACGTTGCCGCTAATCACTTTACTGAATATCGAGCAGGTGTACACAAATTTAGAACTGCTGGAGGTAGTTCTGGTAGAGTTGAAGTAGGTTCCGGCGGAACACTTACAGCAGAAAATGGTAATACATCAGCAATTGGTTACATTGAAGGTAACTGGCAATTAACAGCAGGTAGTAGAATGCAAGCTACTTGGGCTGACTTGGCAGAGTATTATGAGGGTGATAAGACATACGAACCAGGAACAGTTGTTCAATTCGGGGGCGATAAAGAAGTTACATTGTCCGGAGAATTAGGAACACATAAAGTTGCCGGTGTAGTAAGTACTGAAGCCGCTTACATTATGAATTCTGATTGTCAAGGCAAAAAAGTTCTAGTAGCACTACAAGGTAGAGTACCTTGTAAGGTAGTAGGAAAAATTGAAAAAGGAGATCTTATTATTGCTAGTGGTATACCAGGAGTTGCTACAAGCGCAGGCGGAGATGCTAAGCCAGGAACAATAATTGGTAAAGCTATCGACGTTTATGATAGTGATCGAATAGGAACAATTGAAGTAGCGGTGGGGAGACTATAATGGCATTAACAACTCTATATAATTCAACTAATCACCCACTAACCTGGGACAAAGTAAATGAAGTACTAAAGGTAGTCGACGATAATTTTCTGTTTGTAAACTCACAAGCAACAACTGGTATACTTACAAATCTTACACAGGACATTACACCAGCGTGGGGGGCTAGTTATAACATAGGTTCACCGACACAACGCTGGGATAATATATACGCAAATAATGTTGATGTAGGAAGTATTACTGCTGACGTTACTGGATCAGTTTTTGCTGATGACAGTTCAATGATTATTGATGCTACTGGAAATACTATTTCTACAAATAGTATAACATTCTCAGGCGGCATGAGCATTAATGATGCTAATAATGATTTTACTTTTGATGCTTCTAATGGAGCAACAAATATTATTAACTTTAAAGTTGATGGCGGCGATGTTTATATTGATGCTAATGGTGTTTTACAGGCAGGCCAAGGCGTTGTTGGAAATCTTACAGGAAATGTAACAGGTAATGTTAGTGGTAACGCTGGCACAGTCACAAATGGAGTGTATACGGCGGGCGACCAGACTATTGCCGGAGTTAAAACTTTTTCAAATACTATTGTAGGTAACACACAAGGTACACACACTGGTGGTGTTGTTGGTAACGTTATTGGAAATATAGATGGTGATGTTACTGGTAGTGTTTATTCTGAAGATAGTTCAGGTGTGTTAGTTGATGGATTACATGGCGTACTCAATACATATAAATTAGATCAAGTAGGAGCAACAGACGGACAAGCTCTTGTATGGGACGCGGCTAACGTAAGATGGCAGCCGGGCGCGGCCGCTGGCGGTGGTGGTACTGGATTAGGATCTAGAACTACTAAATCAGCTTCAACATCTAGTATTGCCGACGGAGTAACAGCAACCACTAATATCACAGGAGCCTTTAAAGGATACATGGTATTAAAATTACAAGTTGATGCCGCGGCATGGGTTAGGGTTTATACTGATCAAGCAAGTAGAACCGCAGATGCTTCAAGATTAGAAACAGATGATCCAGCTCCAGGTGCTGGTGTGGTAGTTGAAACTATTACAACAGGTGCTGATACAGTATTGATAAGTCCGGCTGTACTAGGTTTTAATAATGAAAGTCCTGTTACTGATGTAATACCTATATCAGTTAAAAATAAATCAGGCGGCACAAGAACATTTACTGTTACACTTACACTAATTCAGTTAGAGGCATAATAGCATGGCTAGAGACGTTACACAAAGACGTTACATTGTAACTGCTAAAAATATGGAAGGCATGCTTCGTATTCACGAAGAATTAACAACAGCAGATACTACACCTACCAATACTGTAATCACTAGACCTGTTATGATAGATCAAGAACGTCCGAAGAGCAGATCTACATCTTATTATCTAACTAGAAAGGAAGCAGTTAGTTTAAAACTACATCCTGATGTAAGAGCTGTACAACCTCATCCTTCAGAAATGGGTGTATCTATTTCAAGTCATGTCATAACACAAACTTCAAATTTCAATAGAGAGTCAGTACAAAATAGTAATCATAAAAATTGGGGTTTGCTTAGATGTGTCGAAGGTGGAGTTCACAATGATTGGAGTGGTGATAATACGCAAACAATTACACTAACAGAAACTGGTAAGAATGTAGACATAGTTATTATGGATGCTGATGGACAAGCAACAGGTCACCCAGAATATGCTGTTAATGTTGACGGGACTGGAGGTTCTAGAGTAAACTTAATCGACTGGTATGCTTTATATAACAATGAAGTTGGAGGCGTAGCAGGTAGTACTTATACATATGGACAGTATACTTCCGGTAACTACCATGCTTTACACGTAATGGGAACAGCAGGTGGTAATACACAAGGTTGGGCCAGAGATGCTAATCTATATAACATTTACTATTACGCTGGCGACGTCGGAAACACTAACTTTCCGTACGTATACGATTATGTAAGAGAGTTTCATAGAACAAAATCTGTTAATCCAGATACCGGTATAAAAAATCCTACAGTGGT